GAGTTTAACCTGCTGAGTGACTTTCAAATCAGCCAATGGATCCGCGACTACATGGTTGCCAACTGTAAAATGATCATTGGCGAAGCACGTGAGAAATTTGGCACCATTGCAGGACCCCAAGGCGGCGGAACCTTGAACGGTGCCGCAATGAAATCCGAAGCACAAGCACAAATGGATGCACTGATATTAGATCTCAAGAACTATGTGGACGGATCACAGCCATTGAGTTGGGTAATCGGTTAAACTACTCATTGTAGATTATACTGTTGTGTGTTATAATAACATATGGCAGATTTAATGATCGATTTAGAAGGCTTGGGCACCGGCCCAGACACTACAATACTAACTATTGCGGCCCAGAGCTTTGACCCATTGGGCTCTGGGTACAACGAGCGCAAATACTATGCTCGTGTCACACTAGAAAGTCAAGAAAATCGTAGCATACAACAAGGCACAATTGACTGGTGGGCCACCCAGCCTGCAGTGGCACGTGACGAAGCATTCCACGAAGAAGGTCGTATTCCGTTAGATCAAGCACTAGATGAATTGGGCCGTTTAATTTGGCACTCCAATCGAGTATGGGCGCAAGGACCTACATACGACATGAATATCTTAGAGCATGCTTACAAGAGTTACGGAAAGCCTATCCCTTGGCAGTTCTACGCAGTGCGGGATTCTCGTACAGTATTTGCACTATGGCCAGGATTACCAAAACCTCCCACAAGTCATCACGCATTAGAAGATTGTCGCAGACAAATTGAGTTGTTGCAAAAAACTCTCAAACATTTAAATGTAAAGGAATTGTCATGATCATTGGTGTGTGCGGGTTCATTGGGTCTGGTAAAGATACTGTTGCGGATTACTTGGTAAACTTCCACGAATTCAGACGAGAAAGTTTTGCCAACAGTTTAAAAGATGCAGTGGCACAGGTGTTTGGATGGGACAGAACCATGCTGGAAGGCCGCACAAAACAAGCCCGCGAATGGCGAGAACAAGTGGATCCTTGGTGGGCACAACGTCTTGACATGCCTGATTTAACACCACGATTGATGTTACAGTTATGGGGCACCGAAGTTTGCAGACAAGGATTTCATAACGATATCTGGATTGCCAGTCTAGAAAACAAATTGCGTAGCAGTCAAGACAATGTGGTTATCAGTGATTGCCGATTTCCTAACGAAATTAAATCATTGCGAGATGCTGGTGGCATTATAATCTGTGTTGAAAGAGGCATACAACCGCATTGGACTGACATTGCAGCCAAGGCAAATCGAGGAGATACAAAAGCGCAGAACTGGCTTAAAGATGAAGGAATCCATGCCAGTGAAACAGCCTGGGTGGGTAATAGATTTGATTTTGTACTACAAAATCACTCCAGCATTGAGTCTTTGTATGAGCAAATAAGAAATGTCATACATCCGGCATCAAGTCACCAGGAGTCCAGGGCAAGTCAGACTTCTTGAGCTCAACTGTGCAATTTAAACATATAGTTTTTAAGTTAGATAGTGTAGTGTTATGTAGGTTTCCATCAACATGATACACTAGCGTTTGTGCTGAATACTTTGATTTAAAGCCACATCTATCACATGTGGCTTTTTTCTTATAACCAGCCGTTTGCCATCTTGCAACAGGCGGCTTTATACGACGTTGTTTCTTAATACAATGTTCGCAACGTGTTCTATAGTGCGGCACACCGTCACGATAGTAATTGACTGCACACAATCTTTGATTACAAGCGGGACATAGGGGTCTTTCCATGATGTATTTAGCACGAAACCCTTTGACAAAGGGTGTAATGATTGTGTTTTTTCTGCATAGGTGCTAAATATTACAACTTAGAAAAAGGATTTAACCATGGCATTAGTATCCCCAGGCGTAGAAGTAACGATTATTGACGAAAGTCAATACATCCCTGCATCTACCAATTCAGTACCATATATTTTAATAGCAACAGCACAAAACAAAACCAGTGCTGCTGGTGTTGGCGTTGCACCAGGAACATTGGCAGCAAATGCTAACCGTGTTTACTTAATGACCAGTCAGCGAGATTTGGCTGCTACATTTGGCAATCCATTCTTCTACAAGACCACAGCAGGTACACCAATCAACGGGTACGAACTCAACGAATATGGCTTGTTGGCAGCGTACTCGGCACTTGGCGTTAGTAACCGAGTGTATGTGCAACGTGCTGATATAGATCTAACAGAGTTAACAGCATCTTTGTCACGTCCTCTGGGTGCTCCAACTAACAACACTTATTGGTTTGACACTACCAATACTGAATGGGGTCTTTTTGAATGGAACATTACCACAGGTATATTCACTGTGCAGACACCGATTGTAATTACAAGTACTACACAGTTAGAAACTGACTCTTCAGTTCCGTTACAAACAGTTGGCAGTATTGGAAACTATGCTGTTACCGCAACTAGCACATTTAATCCAGGATACTACAAACGTGGTGGCCCAACAGCAACACAAACCAGTGCTACTGAATTGTCTGATTTGTATAACACCTGGGTATTAATTGGCAGCGATGAATGGAAAACTGCTTGGCCCACAGTGTCAGGTACGTTGGCACCAGCCACATTGACAGCAGGCAACACGTTTACTGTTAATAACCAGACAATTACAGTTCCTGTTGCACCTAACAACACAGTGGATGGCATTGCTGATGCTATCAATGCCTTGGGCATTCAGGGTGTATATGCTGCCACAATTGGCGGCAAACTATACATGTACGCTGATTCCACTGCCGCCAATGACGGTTCAACAGCCGACGGCGGAGTGATTTCTTTAGAAAACACAACCGGAACACCATTGACTACATTGGGAATTTCAGTTGGTGAATCGTATGCTCCAATGTACCAACATAGTCCAAGTTACACAGTTCCTCGCTGGGGTTCTAGTCAAACACAGCCTCACCCAACTGGTAGTATTTGGCAGAAAATATCTGATGTAAATCAGGGCATGCAACTGGTTGTTAAAAAATACAGTTCTATTATCGGTGCATTTATTGCGCAGGCCTGCCCGGTATATCAAAGAGAACGAGACGAGTTGTACGCTGCCGATCCAAGCGGAGGTGGAAAAAATATTCCCGCAGGATCTACATATGGCCTAATGGATATTGAAAATAACAATACCTCAAGCATGACCATATTTGAAAGATATGCAACCGGTGCCACAGAAATCACCGGTAATACTAATACGCCAGGTCCATTTGTGTCAGGCAACTCTTTTATACTTGCAGGAACACAGCCCGGTACCTCTACTCTTACTACTGCAACTGTTACATTGCTTGGTACCACAGTAGAAGATTTTATTGCTGCAGTCAGTGCTGCCAATGTTCCGTATGTCAGTGCTGGTCTTAACAGTGCAGGAGCAGTGGTGTTTACACATTCTGCCGGTGGCCAAATACAACTGCTACCTTTAACCGGGACACCAATTACCACAGCCGGATTTACCACAAGTGTACGCGGCGTGAGAAATCATTATAATTTTGGGGTGGTCGACGGCTTAGTGTTGAGTAACTGGGTTACTACACCAACATTTACCTACACTGCAAGTGATGCGGAACCAGATCAAGATCCAGCAGAAGGTCGTTTATGGTACTACAGTGCAGTTGACCAAGTGGATATTATGATCCAAGACAACGGTGCATGGCAAGGTTATCAAAATGTAACAAACGATGTTCGTGGTTACGACTTGAGTGCAACCAATGCCGACGGTCCTATTATCAGCGCCACTGCGCCCACAACACAAACCAACGAATCAGAATCACCATTGGTGTTTGGTGACCTATGGGTTGACACTAGTGATTTAGAAAACTATCCAAAGATGTACCGTTGGCAGCCAGTTAACGGAGTCAATCAGTGGGTAGCACTTGACGATACAGATCAGACCACAGAAAATGGTGTGTTGTTTGCTGATGCACGTTGGGCACCAAACGGTGACACAGATCCCATTACAGGAGCCTTCCCAACAATCACCAGTTTGTTAACCAGTGATTACTTGGATCTAGATGCTCCAAACCCAGCACTGTATCCACAAGGCATGTTGCTGTTCAACACACGTCGCAGTGGCTATAATGTAAAGAGTTTTCAAGTTGATTACTTCAATGCAGACACCTTCCCAGATGATACACTGCCCACAGTGACCAATGCATGGGTAACAGCCAGTGGCCTAAAAGCCAATGGTGCTCCGTACATGGGCCGCCAGGCACAACGTGCTATGATTGTGGCTGCACTAAAATCTGGTATCGATACCAACACAGATGTGCGTGAAGAACAGCGTCAATTCAACTTGATAGCAACTCCTGCATACCCAGAATTGATGCCAAACATGATTGCACTCAACAACGAGCGCAACAATACAGGATTTGTCATTGGTGATACACCGTTGCGCTTGGACCCACAAGACATTTTAACTTGGGCTAGTAACAACAATGGACTAGGCCTAGACACAGGAGACGGATTGACAGTTGGTAATCAGTACATGGGCGTATTCTATCCAAGTTGCCAAACAACTGACCTAAGTGGCAGTCCAGTGGTAACAGCACCGAGTCACATGATGATTCGTACAATTATACGCAGTGATGAAGTATCGTTCCCTTGGTTCGCTCCGGCCGGAACACGTCGTGGTGTCATTGACAACGCTGTACAGCTAGGATATATCAACGTTACTACAGGTGAATTTACGCCACTGGGTGTGCGACAAGGTCTGCGTGATGTCCTATATGAAAACGCAATCAACCCAATAACGTTTATTCCTGGTGTTGGTATCACTAACTTTGGTAACAAAACAACCACAAGTAATACAACCGCAATGGATCGTATCAACGTGTCACGTTTGGTAGCATTTATCCGTGGGCGCCTGGACATTATTGGTAAGCAGTTCTTGTTTGAACCAAACGATCAAATTACTCGAAATCAAATCAAGAATGCCATTGACGGTTTAATGATTGATCTGGTTGCCAAACGTGGTATCTATGATTATCTAGTGGTGTGCGATGCGTCAAACAACACTCCTGCACGTATAGATCGTAACGAATTGTATGTTGATATTGCAATTGAGCCAGTCAAGGCTGTTGAGTTTATCTACATTCCAGTTCGTATTAAGAACACCGGAGAAATCGCAGCCGGCGGCTAATAAAATAGGAGCCTAGGCTCCTATTTTAGCTCAGGTATAGATAACATAAATAACAGTAACAGAGGATAAAAATTATGGCTTCAGCATCGTTAAACAAAATGACAGTACCCTTGGCAAGTGACCAAAGTCAAGGCAGTACCGGCATATTAATGCCAAAATTAAAATACCGCTTTCGAGTGATATTTGAAAATTTTGGTGTACAAGGTGGTCCAATAACTGAAATGACCAAACAGGTCATTGACTTTACACGCCCAACAGTGACATTTGAAAATATTGATTTGCCAATCTACAACTCCACATTAAAAATGGCAGGCAAACACTCGTGGGGAGATGTTACATGTAACCTACGCGATGATGCAGGTGCAAACGTACAACAACTGGTTGGATCACAATTGCAGAAACAATTGGACTTTTTTGAAATGGCATCAGCAGCCGCAGGCGCAGATTACAAGTTCACAACCAAGTTTGAAGTACTCGACGGCGGCAACGGCGGAACAGCTCCTACTGTGCTTGAATCGTGGGAATTGTATGGTTGCTACTTGAAAGAAGTAAACTACGGCGATGCCAACTACGGCGAAAGTGCCGCAATGACTATTGCATTGAGTATTACATTTGACAATGCTAACCAAGTTGTTGGCGGTGGAGTTGGCACAACAGGCAGCATAATTGGATCTACATTGGGCACAGTAACTGGTACCGGCGGCACACAGGGCGCCTAAGTGGTTAAATGAGTTTTGGACAAGACTTTCTAAAAGGTTTTATTGGCGACAACGGGTTAAGAGATTATACCCACGCCAGTAAAACCTTTCGTACAAATGGATATGAACTTGCTCCACTGTTCAAGTTCAACTTCCACACCTATTTTAATTTAAACTCCAGCGCAATTCCGTTTTTAAAAAATATGGTTGGCAACAATGATGCTGCCAGCATTGGCCTGTCGGTCAAAACCATTGATCTGCCTAGCTATCAAATATCAGTTGACACAATGAACCAATATAATCGCAAACGATTGGTACAGAGTAAAATTGAATATCAACCTGTTACCATAACATTTAATGATGACGGTGGCGACCTGATTCGTAACATGTGGTACAACTACTTTAGTTACTACTACAAAGATCCTGCACAGAAGTACGAAGGTGTTCCCAATACCAATGGAACTTCGGGCAACAACCAAACCACGCCTACAGGATTTGGTTACAACACACGCGACACCTACAGCGACAGCAGATTTGTAAACGACTGGGGATACATTGGCGAAAGTTACACAGACGGCACATTCAGTGACGAAGGTAAGCCGCCGTTCTTCAGAGACATCAAAATCTTTGGGCTTAATCAGCACAAGTTTGCTGCCTATGTGCTGGTAAATCCCATGATTACAGACTGGAAACACGATACCTATGACTATAGTCAAGGTAACGGTGTCATGACGCACACTGTGACAATAAAATACGAAACAGTAAAATATTATTCTGGTGCCATTGGTGCTGTACGTCCTGATACCAATGTGGTTGGATTTGCTGATCCCAACTATTACGATCAGATTTTAAGCTCAATTTCTCGCCCCGGCAGTCAGGCAACTGTGCTTGGACAAGGCGGCTTGATAGATGCTGGCGTGGGCATATACGAAGATTTGCAAAGAGGCGACTTGTTTGGAATTATTGGTGCAGCACAAAAAGCACTTAACGTAAATCAAACACTGAAGAAAACACCACTTAAAGATATCATACGCAATGATGCAAATGCTGTCAAGCAAGATATACTGCGTAACAGTTTACCCGGAGCAATGCGTAATGCAGCCAACTCTGCCAACAGTATGTTATTTCCTAAATCAACACTTCCGCCTTCGAACACTGTTGGCACGTTTGGCAAAAATTTTAAAACTGGCTAAAATATGAGTTCAGTTAACACCACTAACTATAATATAGATCTCACTGTGAGAGTGTTTGACGACTTCTACGGATTTGAACAATTTGTTGATGCCGCAGAATGGGACATAGTGTTAAGTTATTTTCGATCAATCTACACAACCGAGTTGGCGGCAGCCAACTTTGCAACTGCCTTGTTTAGAGTCTCCAATCAGCAGAGTATACCTGTGTTGTCATTGCTAGAACAACTGCAAACAGCAGACAATGGTGCTGAATTAAATTTAACTTTGGCTTATTATCTCAATAACCAGCGTAGCAACAGCACTTTGCTTGGCACCTCACAACCTGTGCAGCCAAACTACTATGCGGCAAGAAACGTCAGGGCATGAGTAAGTTTGCGCAAGGACCCTACACTGTAAAAAATCCCACCAAGTACGTGGGCAAAGGTACGCCACGTTATAGGTCAGGTTGGGAATTGAGCTTTATGCGATTTCTAGACAACAACGACAATGTGATGCAGTGGGCCAGTGAAAGCATACAGATACCATATCGCAATCCTGTGACAGGAAAACAAAGCATCTATGTACCAGACTTTTTGATCACTTATAGAACCCGCCAAAATATTCTAGTAGGCGAAGTGATTGAAATCAAACCCAAAAAACAAAGCATCATTGAAAGTAAAATGAGCAATAGAGACCGTATGGTTGTGGCCATCAACTACGCCAAATGGGATCAGGCAACCAAATGGTGCAATCGTAACGGGCTAAAGTTTCGTGTAATCACAGAAGAAGACATGTTCCGCAACGGTGGAAAATAACCTGTACTATACCGCAAAACCGGTAAATATGGTATGACTAAAAAATTAGAAGAACTCTTTGACTTGCCGTCTAGCACCGCCGACATAGACGACTCTGTGCCGGATATTGCCACTACACAATATGCCATAACTGAAATTGACAATGCCATCGACAAGATTGACGCTGCCTTGCCCGGCGTGCGTGATCTAGAAGCCAGTGATGGCGACATGGACGAACTGGCACAAAAAGCCACAGAAACATTTGATGACCTAATGGACCTTGGCATGCAGGTCGACAGTCGCTATGCCAGTGAAATCTTTGCTGTAGCAGGCGCCATGCTGGGACACGCACTTACTGCTAAAACAGCCAAAATGAACAAGAAACTTAAGATGATTCAGTTACAGTTACAAAAGGCCAAACTGGATCTTGACCGGGAAAAGAAACAAGACGCCGGTGAAGAAGAGTCTGTGGAAACTGCCGAAGGTCAAGTGCTGAGTCGCAACGATTTATTGGATCGACTAATTGGCACAAGAGATCAAAAGAATAAACCTGCATAAATATCATATAGGGATCAATTATGAAACATTTTAAAGAATACTTGTCAGAAAACGAAAGAGTATACAACTACCGCATTAAAATTGTGGGTGATACTCCTCGAGATCTAGTCAAGGCATTGGAAGAAAAACTTCGTCAGTTTGATGTTGTTAAAATTACAACGCCAAAGACATCACCAGTTCAGGCACGGCCAGCAGATTTTCCTGCGTTCGATAATCACAGTGTGACACACATGGATGTTGAATTCCGCTATCCTGCTATTGAGCCACAGATTCAACAGATTGCGCAAATGATGGGCATTGATCCAAATCGTGTGCGTATGCTTACTGTGCCGTATGAAGACAGCAATGACAAGTTGACTGCAGATGTTGAAAAACAAAATAAAGACTTGTTGGATTCTCCATATCCTGCACCAGATGCAGAACAGAAGGCCCTGTACAAGGACTACTCTGCTCCGTATGATCAACATGCAGTGTTAAAAAATACTTATCGCAGTGACTTCACAGTGGCCGGTGGTAAGACACCTCCTGCAGTGACCACAAACAGTTTACCAATGGGCAATAAGAGCCCAATGACCACGATCAAGCGTCCACCCAAGCCAGCCACCGGCTACAACCCTAAAGGATAATAAAATGAGTTTTTTCCACAACCTAAACAAAACACTAGACGGCATTGCTGCCCGACCCGAAGCCGCACAATTGAATGAACGTGACATGGGCAAGCACAACAATGCCACAACTGGATTCAAGGCCCTAGCCAAGAAAGCCGGCGGCGGCGAAAAGGGCGAAAAGATTGCTGGTGCACAATTCCAGAAAATGAAAAAGGCCGGCCAACTAGAAGAAGAGTCTATGGACGAAGGTCTAGTTGATGTGGTCAAGAAAGTTGGCGGCATGGCCAAGAAAGCCGGCAGTGCAGTGCTGAACAAAGTTGGCCACGGAGACGACGTAGACATGATTCGTGACTTGCAACGTAAAATGAACATGCCACAAACTGGTATGAAACCCGAACAAAAAACAGACGAAGCTGCCAAATGGCGCGACCCCAAGTTCAAAGACAAATTGTACACACAAGAACCGCGTGATTATGACCAGTATGATTATCATGATGATGATTATTACAATGGTCCAAAACCAGATGACTATCCTGGCTCAAAGAATCTAAAAGGCGGTGGCAAATTTGATCACAATGATCCTTTACAAAAAGGACAAGGCATTGGTCGCAGTGGAATTAAAAATAATATCAACCTTTCTGGTAAACGAAAAGGCATGCCAAGTAGAGACCAAATTACTAGTTTAAAAGGCAGTATCAAAGACGCACATGGTACACACGCAGAACCTAATTTGCCTGAAGCCGGCGCTCCAATAACCGCCAAACAAAAGTCGTTTGCTAAACTTGCCCCGCCTGCAGACAAAATTACCTTTGCCGACAAGATTGCCGGCGCCAAAAAAGAAGTTGACGAAATGTTAGGTGACGTTGCTGCCGAAGCCATGCGTAATGCACTGGGCGG